GTAGGCTTGTCCCCCACCTGTAGCATATTGTTGAATTCCTGCTAATCCTCCAGCTCCAACTGCTTGATAAGGGGCATATCCTCCTAGCGCTCCAGTCCCAGCTGTTACATAAGGATTAAGTAGTTCTTTTGTTTCTGCAAATTGTCTATATTGTAAATCAGAAGCATCTCTTGCTGCTCCTGCTTGTGTCTCTGCTGCATTTTCAGCCCCTTCTTTTTGCATATAACCACCAATTAATGCACCTCCCACGATTGCTGTTGCTACTGCACTCATTTTAAACCTCTTTCTTTATAATTTACAAATATTTCATTTCCTATTGGTATAAATACCGTTGACACTAAAATAATATCATTATTTTCACAATCAATAAACTTGGCATTTGGCATATCAGAATGATTTACATATCTTGCTAGTGGCAGTCTATTCCCATCTTTAACAGCAACTCCTATTACCTCATCTTTTGTAATATTTCGTTTCGCAATTGAGCCTAAACCATCAATAATTGACTTCTCTATCGTATATATATCTGAGTGTTCATAATTAACTGGTAAAGAGTTCATAAAATATTTAACATCATCGTTAGTCACATTGTTTTCAATAAGAAATGATTTGAAGCTGTTTCTTATTCTTGTAAGCTGGGGAACTTCAACAAATAGCTCTTTTTCGGCATCCTCTGTTGTTGTAGCTTCTACACTGTGCATAGTAGCATAGCCACAATCAGTAACAGCGTATGCTAATTTTTGACTTCCAGCTTGTGTATTAAATATGGCAGGTGCGATTATCTCATATTTATTTTCGCCATCTATAATCCTTATTGTTCCATAAAGTAAAACAGCAGTGCCACCCTTTTTATGTGTGCAACCTACTATGAAGTCTTTAGCTTTTGCATGTAGTATTCTGGTATAAACTCCATCTGTAATTGAATCTTCAATCAACATTATTGATTCGTTAAAGTATTCAATCGCCTCAACAATTTCATTATTTATTTTAGATTCTGTTAGCTCCATCACGCTATTTCTCTCCCACTGCATCTTAGTGTTAAGCTACTTGCAGCACTTGCAATTGTAGATATAATCGACCCATCCTCTAAATACTGCCCCACCAATTCAGGGAAAGTATATGTTTGTCCTGCTCCTATGCTTTTTGTTTGTATAATCAGATTATTACTGCCAGCACTTCCGCCACTTGGTATAATATTTACCGACAAAGTAACAGCTCCTGCTGTTGTATTGGTGGCTGTAAATTTATCGATAATTGTCTTAACATTAGTCGCTACATATTGTGATGTTTGTGCGTTTTCTACTTGTTTAGCATTAATTAACACTTTTACTGTTACACTCATATCATTCCTTTTTTATCAGATTTTACTGAATTATAACATTATTGTGGTATTTTATCTATTCTACCACGCTGGAATATACCTAGATATTCCATTATCATATTTTTATCCACTTTGTTGGATTTCCTACTGTTGGGGCATTTGAAATTGTACCTGCCTTGTCTGAGCTATAATTGCTTAGAGTTTGGCTTGTTGCTATTAATTGAGTAGCATTATTTGTTAGAGCTGCATCAATACTTCCGCCAGAAATTGAAATGTTGCTTGAATCTTGAGACGAGACAGTTCCTAGTGTAGGTTTGTTTTCGATAGCATTCCAATCAAATTCTCTAATTATTTCAAGGTTATCTTCTAGTGCTGCAGAGAGATTCTCAATCACAGATAAAGCATAACTTGCAATATTTAAAGCACTATCTGCTGAGATAGATACAGTTTCTATATTTTGACTGACGGTTTCTATGCTTTGATTAACAGTTTCTATATCCGATGGTGTCAATTGAGTAGCTTGTTGAAATAGATTTTCAAATGCTCTTATTGCTTCTGGAGTAGGTAAAAATTTCGCCAGCTGATTACGAGTAAGAATTATTTTATCAGACATAACATTGTTCCAATTTAACTTCCAATCTTGCAATTGAAATCATAGAATCTGAATCTCCTCTAAATCTCTGTATTCTTAATCTTTTCATTAGTCCTTGTAAAAACCAAACTAATCGTTTTTGTAGCTCTCCAGTCTTTCCAACTCTAATCATTTTATCCTGACTCCAAGTAGTTCCATCTAAGCTATATGAAGTCGTAATATAAGGGTTCTTTCCGAACTCTATTCTTCCTGTTGTTGCTATTAGCTCTAAAGAGTTTATTATCACTCCAGTACCTTCATTATATAATATCTGAGTCGAAAATTCCCAATTTATTACATCTCCATAGTGTGAAGAAACAGTATCGGTTAAATATCCTATTTTATTTGATGTTGGGTCGCCTACAATCCATTTGTTGTAACAGAAAACATAGTTTCTTGCTCTATATTTAGATTTTCGATTAAGTCCAGAATCTACAGTGTGCCAGATTGGTTGTCCTACAACTTCGCTTGCTGACATATCATAAACTAAAGTTTCATCTAATAAGTGAATCATAATGTGAATATGCCCATTGTAAATTCTGTGTTCCATTATAGTATTCGAAAGCTCTGCTTCAGTATAGGTTGCTAATATTTGCTCTACTTCACTTGTTGCAATTCTATTGTTTTGTCCATTTATCCCAATATATAATGAGATTGCCTCATTTAATGAGCTTCCCATAAAACAAACTAAATCATTAATTACTGTATTTGCATATATTCCAATGCAGCCTTTGTTAATTGTTGCCCCTTCAATTCTTTGAAAAGGGAAATTGCTACCCCCAGTATTTTGAAAAAACTCAATAGTATATCTATTTAAAGCAGCAACTTCATTTCTAACTTTTTTAATAGCTACAATAGGGTCTGGATTAATCTCAGAACTTCCATATTTTAAAGGATTTACTGAAAATGGGTCTCCTAGCTCTGTTACTACTAAAGATTCTCCATCTGTAGTCATAAAATAGCCATCTACCCAAATAAAATCAAGAACTGTGCCTAAATCTGCATCTGTTACCTGTTGAAAGTTGTCCCATTGTATAAATAGAATCTACCCCCACTATTAACTGCTAAATAATCAAAACAATATCCAAAGGTACATTTCTCGCTACCTGTTCCAATATCGCCAATAATAGTTATCGTTCCGTTCTCATCAATTTCAGATAAGTTACTGCCCAAAGCTCGATACATGATGCCATTCCAATTGATGCCACCTCTGTCGATACTATCAGTCTCACAAAACTCAATAATTCCATCAGTGTGCCTTAAATATCCATCAGATAATCCGCTTTTTTTAGGTACAGGTACTAAATTTCTAGGATAAGATGTTCTTATTTGAGCAGCATTGTCTGTAAATATCCCATTAAGAATTGGTACTTGCATTTTATTTTTTTATCCTATTCTATACCAGTTAAGATTCGCTTTGTCGTATTTTAGTTTAAAAAAGCATTTCCGTTATTGATAGTTAGTGTTGCTGGCGCACCATACACAGCCGTTGCTCCATTAGCGCTTACAGTAAGAGCTGTAATATTTTTAGTTGTATTGACTACCACTTCTTGTCCATCAAGGACATTTGCAGCTGCAGGCAATACTAAAGTACCACTGTCAATTACTAGACTTGGAGTAAGTATTAAGTGGATGTTTTGTTGTGAATCTGTAATATTCAAAGAAAAATCGCTATTTGGTGCTGAATATTGAGTTCTGTATCCACTCATATTAATATTTAGATTAGTATTCACAAAATCAGAAATTGCACCAACGCTTACTTTTCTAGTGTCACTGTTTTCTGTGTCATAACACAATAATAAAGTCCCAGCTGATAAGCTTGAGATTGTAGAGAATTGATTAATGCTTGCCATTTTTTATCCTTAGTTAAAATCTACTATTTCGTTTTGACCATCAGATACTCTTGTTTCTGGAGTATTTAAAGTCGTCCAATATGCACCAAGTTTATTTCCTGCTCCTGATGGAATAGTATTGCTTAGTTGCATTTGCGGTACACTTGAATCTTTATTTATCAAATTTCTAAAAGCTAAAAAAGCTGCTTGTTTTAATTCTTGAGTAATTACTTTACCAAAAATAGGCGATAACTTTAGTGCTAAATTCTGATAAATAGCTTCGTATGTATAATCTGGCACGCCACTTTCTGTGGTTATATCGCTGTCGCTTTGATTTGTTGGTACTGTGTAATTAAAATTAACTCCTAATGCAAACCAGCTTGCTATCATTGAGTCAAGTCTATTTAATGCTATTGAATACATTTCTGGCTGAATATCATATTGATAAGAACCAATACCTATCTCCTCAAATGCTGCATTAATTAACTGTTTCTTTGTCCAGCTCATCTTTTTTTACCTTTCTGCTTTTTGTAGCAGTTTTTTTAGCTTCTAGTTCAAAAGGATGTTTAACATATCCCTTTTTTAAAAAGTCATCAACCTTATCGTCTTCCACTGTTATGTAGTCAAAAGTAATATTTTCCCATGTGGTTGAACTACCACTAATGTATAACATTGTCATTGTTTTCCTTTATGTTGAAAAGATAGGGAGAAACTAATCTCCCTATTCTAATTATGATTGAGAGAATAAAATAATCCCATTCATTTCAGGGTTTGTATTTACTACCCCGAATAATGTATCCCATCTATATTTAACATTTTGAGTATTAATGTCATAGAATTTTTGCATTACTATTTCTACACCGTTATCAGTTGTTGCTCTAAGAACTGCAGCACCAGAATCAGAAGGTACAGGAATTCTTCCAGGCAATAATTCAATTGAATCTTTAAACCAGAATGGGTTAGCTTGAGCTGCTGCTAGATTTAAAAATGTAATAGTTGCTCCAGTTGCAGGAGTTGCACTAACATTTTTATATTGAGCTTCTGCATTAGTTGAACCACCACCAGAAATAATTGCAGGAGATATTTTAACTGTACCTGTTCCACCAGCACCACTCACAAGCTCTATAACTCTGAAAGTTTTTAATTGACCAGTAGATTGTTTTGTGATAGGATGAACTGCATACACACCAGCGATTGTGAACGCATCGCCAACTGCTACTGTACCAGTGGCAACAGTGATTGCAAGGTTTTGGTATCTATTGTCAACATTTGACACTTCTCCAGTTGTTGCCGTGCTTGTAGCACTTGGAGTATGGTATTGGTTAGCTCCATTTACTGTTGCAGTTGCTGTTTTCGCTTCAAGTCTATAAGAATAATCAAGTTTGAATGCTTCAAATCCTGAGATATTTCCAACGCTTGCTTTGTCGTATGCAGTTAAAGTCTTACCAGATAAAGTTTGTCTTGAAGCTAGGTTGTTTGCCATATTGTTATAATCTCTTGAAGATAACGCAAGATATCTATCCATGCTTTGAACACCGTTTTCGTTCATCATTGAATCTGCTTGTGCAATATCATCAAATCCATTTGCAGCTGCTGTTCTTTGAACAACTAAAGTTCCTTGTAAAGATACAACATTTGAAATTGCAAGATTAATATCTGAAGCAAGTTTTTGTGATGCTGAATTTCCAAGTCTTCCTTCTTGAAGCATATCTCTCAATTGTTTAGCAGTCAATTGCATTGGTACATGTTTTTGATAACCAAGTGTTGCAGGTACTGATAATTGTGTAACATCTTTAAAGTTAGATGTAGCATCTGTTCCATCGTATGATGTCATAATATATGGTTGTGGTCTCCAGATAACATCTCCACTTCTTTCCATATCTTGAGAATTAGAATTATAAATTCCAACATTTTTGCTTAATACTAAAGCATCATTAAAACCTTCAAGCATTTGCTCAAATGCAACTCTTTCTTCTTTACTAAAGCTATTTGCCATTTCTTATCCTTTTTTTATTTTGTTTGTTTTTTATATTTATATACTTTCGTATAATCGCCTGTTTTAGCTGCTTCTCGTCTAAGAGCATCTAAGTGCATATCATTTGATAATTTAGCACCACTGCTAACAATTACTCGCTCTGGCGATGTAGATGGTCGTCTTTTTTCAACCTTTAGTTTTTTTTCGAACTCGCTCATTGTTAGTGCAAACAAAATAGGGTCTTTGATAGATGATAACTCATCAATCTTCGCTTTATTTTTCCCGATAGCATAAATCAACAATGCCGAATCATTAGCAAACTTTAACATTATATTCTGTTGGTCAATATTAAAACTTTCTCTTATCTTCTCTTCTGCCAAATCATAATCTGGCACTCTTAGTTTTTGCTTATTGTCCGAATATCGTTTCATAATGCTAGTTGCTTCTTGTTGTTGCTTTTCTGTATCTTTTTGTCTTATTAGCTCTTGCTGTCTAACAATTTGCTGTTCGTTATACCAAGCATCCATAGCTCCCTCATAGAGTTCCGTGTCATAATCAAAATCTTCGATTTTAGGTTTATGTGACACTTGCGCTATAGGTGCTACTGATTGCGGAGCTTTAACTTTTGCCAACTCTTCTTCAAGTAAAAAAATCTTTTTACTTTGTTTCTTTGTGTGCGCTCTTAGCTCTTTAATCCAGTTTGGTGCTGACCTAGACTCTTCGTTCTCTTCGTCTTGTTCGGGTGGCGTATCCCCATCAATATAAACAATATCTTCGTCGTGAAAATCATCCGCATTTTCTACTTCAGTCTCTTCTACTTCGATTGATTCGTCTATAATGTTTTCTACCTGTTCGTCAAGATTTTCGTTTTCCATAATAACTCCAATTTATTGGGATTGTTGTAATTTTACAACTTAGTGAAAATTATATCAAATTTATTTCACTTTTTGTTGCTTAATACCTTAATGCTGTTTCTTCCCCATTATCTTGCAGTTGTTTAATACTGCTCGTAGCCTGCTGCTTCTCTGTTTCTTGTTGCATTTTCATTAGTTTTTCTGCTGAATCTAAAAAGTGTCGTTGTCCTCCTCTGTCCAACTCTGCCATTTTTTCCATAGTTTCTGCTTTAATCTTATCTGATTCCGCCATTGTTTTTTGCATATCAACTTGTGCTTTTTGTGCTTTTGCTTGTTCGTTTTGTGCTGCTGCTTGTAGATATAATGTTTGTGCATCTGGTTGTGCGTTTTGTGCTTCTTTTTGTAATTCTTCTAGCTCTTGTTTAGTAGGTTTTAATACTCCTAATCTCAACAATTTTTTACGATAATAATCTTTCACATCATCAATACCTTCGCCTTCCATGTTCATCATTGCCATCGCAGACAATACTGCTTGGTCTGTTGGGTCTGTAGCTAATTGTAACATTCCAGTTACTGCTCTTGCAGTTGAAGCTCTCTTGCTTGCTGACGATGGTCCTGTGCTTGCTACTATGTCAAATTTTGCTTTGCTTATATCATTCTCATATTCAATCTTTCCATGCTCTGTCACGGTAGGCTTAGATAACTCAATATAATCTGTTTGGTCTTGTTTCGTAATTACTTTAAGTTTTCTACCTTCTTCCACAAAAATTTCTCTCGCCATGGATAACCAAATTTCTCCACATCTTTTAACAGCTTTCTCCATATTTGAAACATAAATAAAAGTTTGCATATCTAATCTATTTTGAATCAACTCAACAGCTTTTCCACTCATAGCAGATACTACTTGCTCTCCAGCTTGTTGATTTCCTAAGATATCATTCATATCAGCATCTGTAACTTGTAATAATGCTGCCATTGCTGGTGGAACTTGAGGAGGCTTTGTGTATCCAACAGGACCAGCCAAGCTTATGTTTCCGTTCAAATCAGTTACAGGATTAATTAATAAATATGGATTATTATCAATATTGTCGTTTGCCCACAAGTAGCCATGTCCTGTGATTTGCTCTGGTGTGAAAATTGGTTTCTCAAAGCTCGACAAAGCTGCTATTTCCCCTAGCTTAGATAATTGCATATTCTTAATTCTTTGAGCGTCTTTTGCTAATCTAACATGCCCCATACATCGTTCAATATTATCAATAAACCATCTTTTTCCATAAACAGGAATAATTGGTATATTTTCTCCTGCTATATATCCACAGTCTTCAAGAATTTTTTGTCCATTCATTAGATATTTTCTAACTTTTTGTTTTTTTATCTTTCTCTTTCTGTCAAATACAAATCCTCTGTCGGAAATATTTTTTAATAATTCTTCATCTAGATTTTTTTTGCTATATTTTTCTTCATCTCCAATTTGATTTTTAAAAAAGAAATATTCAACACTAACATCTTCAATTCGATAATATTCTGCTACATAAGTCATTTTTGGAGAGGTCCAGTCAAAAAACGACAATTGAATTGTTTTATTAAACATGGTTGGTGCTTCTCCAAACTGCTCAACATAAGCATCTGGTGTTACAGCATGGATAACAAAAGCATATTTTGCATCAGATTTATCTTGCTTTTTGGCATCTAAATCAAAAAATACACAACTATCAGCATCATATATAGGCTCAAATCTTATTCGTTGCGTTTCATCTTCAAGGTTCTCGTCATCTTCGTAAGCAGTAACTAATCGCCACGCCCCAAATCCACCTCCAACAGCTTCTTCAAAGGCATTATCGTACGCTTCTTGAGAATTGCTATCTTGCTCGTCTGCTCTAAACATACCAGCACAGGTATCAGCTAAGGCTTCGCTATCTTTATTATCTTTTCCTACAAATTGAACATCAATACGATTATTCCTATATTCATTGATAATTCTGATAACTGATAAGTGTATTTTATTGATTTCAAATCTTGGTTTATTCTCAAATTGTTTTTCTAAAGCGCCTTCCCATTGCGCCCCTGCAATTGAATAAAATCTTCTATCTTGCAGGCACTGTAGTCTTTCATCTCTCATTGCTGTCTGAATAGCACTAAAATCTTTTATTGCTTTTTCGTGTATATCTGTCAAATCTTTCATATTTAATTGCTCCTGATTGTTTTCTAATTTTATCTTTTTTGTTAATATAAGTCTAATTTCTGAGACATCGGAGAAACTGTCGGCATTATATCAACTTTTACATACGGCTTGTTAATTCTAATTGGATATCTAAATGCAAGTGGGTAGCTCCAGCTGTCTGTATAATCATCTACTGTTGCTGGTCCTGTAAATTTCATTGGGTCGCCCTTATCTGTATAAGCATGTTGCTCGACTGCTTTTATTAGCTTAGGACATTTGTCTGCATTAATAAATAGTTTATTTTCTTCTAGCCTCTTGTTCGATATTGTATATCTATCTTTAACGCTTGGATTAGCTGCATTCACAAATATTTTAAATCCAGCATTTCTTAACATATTTATATCAGATTGCGGTGCGCTTGTTTTGTTTTGATTTCCTGACGCATCTGGATACATATTAACTATAACATCTGGATATTTACTTTTTATATTGCTAATTATTTGTGCAGTATCATAGCTTTCAATTTCATCTATTGCTATCAACGACTCTCCTTGCATAATAAACACTACAGATACACAACCACCAATATTAAAATCTTGTCCTACAATAATCTCTTTTTGTCCGCTATAAACTTCACTGGAAGTATGCACTTCTCTCTTGAAATTATAGAAAATAGTTCCAGATTGAAGATTAACAAACTCTCCATTCAAGTATGCTTGCAATAGCTGTGCTGGGTACTGTGCTTCAAGCTGTGCAATATAATCTGGTGCTAGAAATTTATTATCATAAGTTTTTGCTTTTATAACATTAAAGTGTCCGCTATTACATTGAGCATATAGAAATTTAAACGATTCTGGAGTTGATACCATATCCACATTTGCATGCGGAACGGCTCTATTCCTTGCTAGTATCTTTTTATATGCTAAGTCCATTTTATCCATGGGTAAAATATCAGCCTCATCTATTAATGTATATGCTGTTTCATATCCTACGATAGTGTCAGGTTCAGATAGTGTCCGAAAAATAATCTTGCCGTAGTTTAGCATTTCAATTTCTTTATCTGTTTTGTTTAGCTTGTATGGTAGTTTTAATTCTTCAAGCAGTGCAGGAAATTTATCAAAAGCAATATCTCGAATCAATCCGTAGGTAGGAAGATAATAGGCTACTTTGTGCTGTGGATATTGTAGTTTTTTTAGTATTGTTTTGATAGTTCCAGAATAAGATTTTCCGCTTCCATATCCTGCAACTAAGATTGTATTTTTTGTTGATTTAATAAAGCTTTTTTGATGTGGCAATAAAGAGAAGTCAATAGTCATTATATTCTCTTTCTGTTATTTTTTTTCTACATGTTCTAGTGATTTCTTTGTAGTATTTGCATTTTTTTTCTTCCATTTGTTCTGCAAACTCTTACAATGAGCAGTTCTTAAGCATCCGCAAGATTCAGTAGTATTTCGCTTTATTCGTTGTATCTCATTCTCAAACTCTTTGCCACAAAAACATCTAAATACAGCTCTTCTCCGAATTCTTAATTTCGTATGATTCTTGTCTTTAAACTCAACTATAGGTTCTGCTTCTCTCAAATACACAATTCCATTTTTGCCAATTGGGTCATTTTCTTTATATTGTATCCTTTTGTTTTCATGAACCGTTATTGATACATTATCTAAATTATATGTAATAGCTTCATTCATTAGTTTCTCTCCTTTTTTTATTACTCATACTCTTTTACACTTCCATAATTTGCTTTATATAGCTCTTCTACTGGCTGGTTTTTATCTTTCTCCCATTTAGTGTTGTCGTAGCCCCATTTTAACCATATAGTTTGTTGAGTTGGATTTTGTTTCCGTGATGAAATCTCTTTTATTGTTTCTTTCATAGCCATCTTAGCATCATATCCTAATAGTTCAATAGCATTAATACTAAACACAATCAAATCACAATAAGCAT